CACGAAAGCATACGGCTATTACACGTCAAAAGACGAAGCCCTTAAAAGCGTAGTGGGGGGGGTACAAGAATGTATGAGAGTATTGAAGCCTTACGGAACGCTGGTAATGAAGTGGGCAGAGACATCCATTCCGACGCCGGACATTATAAAGGCTATCGGCTATACCCCGCTATTTGGACAGAAAAGCGGAAAGAAAAGCGGCACAAATTGGATGTGCTTCATGAAGGAGCCTGATGAATAGCAGAACTAAAGGCAAGCGTGGTGAGCTTGAAGCCGCGCACGTCCTTAAAAAGCATGGATATGATGCAAGGCGAGGCCAGCAATTTGCGGGCATCAACGGCGATGCCGATGTTGTTGGCCTCCCGGGAATACATCTCGAGATCAAGCGAGTAGAGAAACTAAATATAGACGATGCCTTGTCACAGTCCATCAGAGATGCAAGGGAGAACGAGATCCCGATCGTGATGCACCGGAAGAACTACGCAGAATGGAAGGTCACGATGCGCTTCTCTGATTGGATAGAACTGTACGGGGCATGGGAGAAGGAGAATGAACGGACACATAAAGTTGCACAGGTCGATCCTTGACTGGGAATGGTGGGACGACATCAACACTTTCCGCCTCTTCATGACGATCCTGCTCCTTGCTAACTGGAAAGAGAAAAGGTGGCACGGCAGGACCATCAAGCGAGGTTCGCTCTGGACAAGCCTGCAGACACTGTCTCAAAGGTCAGGGCTCACGATGCAGCAGACACGTACTGCATTGAGCAAGCTGATTTCAACAGGCGAAATAACAGACGAAGTAACAAACGAAGGAAGGCTTATAACCGTTGTAAATTACGGGAAATATCAAGCCGGAAACTTTGAAGCAACAAACGAATCAACAAGCAACTTAACAAACGAGCAACAAACGACTAACAAACGAGTAACAACAACTGAAGAAAGTAAAGAATATTTAAGAAGGGGGGAGAAGGAAGAGCCCCTCGCCCGCGAAAATTACATTTTCTTCAAAGACATTTATTAGGAGAAGGTATGACAAGAGAAGACACGATCAAAATACTGGAGAAGGTCTTTAGACTGTATATCACTCAGGCAAGACGGATGGATGCCGGAGAGCGCACTTCGATGGTCGATACATGGGAGGAGACGTTCAGATCCGACAGCTATGACGATGTTGAAAGAGCGGTGAATGCTTATGTACGGAAGGGGAATGCTTTCATTCCTCTTCCGGGCGACATCATCAAGGAGCTGGGCGCAATAGTCAGAACGACCGGAAGCAGTAAGGCTTACACCGAGATCGACAAACTGTTTGCGACACTGGTCAACGCAGCAGATATGCTTGCTAACGATAAGGAGCGCATATCCATCGTAGATCCCGGAGGATTCAGATGGAGTGACGAATATCAGAGAAAGATATACTGCCACGCGGAAACAGTAGTCAGCACAACGTCATATACGCAGTATGACTTCAAACAGTTACCCGATGAGATTCAGGAATATGTTGAGGACATCGAAGGACTCAGAAGCATATGGCCTGAGATAGCAAGCAGCAGAGAAATGGCAAGGAAGCGGTTCCAGGCGGCACTGCCGGAGATAAAGGAACGCATCGAGAACAAGAAAACCGTAAGGCTTGCTGATGTATGGGAGGCGGCTCGATGAAGCGAACGTGTGAGATCTGCGGACTTGAAGCTGATGAATACTGGATGTTCCCGTTCAATACGGGCAGGAAGTCGATGTGGCTCTGCTGGGACTGCTACAAGAACTCCCAGCGAGAAGCCAACCTGAGCGACAGGCATCGCCAGCACAAGCTCTACAAGATAAACCAGTCGAAGAAGAGGAACGGATGAAAAAGTACGACCCAAGACGCTGCGAGATATGCGGCAGAGAATACATACCAAAGAGAAGTGATCAGAGATGCTGCCTCGATGCTGAGTGCAGAAAGGGGCTTCAGCGTCTGAACTATAAGGAGTACCGGGAGACGCATTACGCTAAGGTGCTCGAGACCAACAGACGCTGCATGGCTAAAAGACGCGATGAGCGCATTCGTGAGAGGAACACGCCGAAGCAGGACACCATTGTTGCTATCGGGTATGCAGACAGGCAGATGCAGAACACATTAAATTTAGTTGGAAAGGTAAATACGGAACTATGAGAGAAACAGAGGCAGATGGCTTCATAACAAGAGAAGCGGATATTTCACCAGAGCGCAGAACATGCTTCAACTGTGGAGCGTATCGGTACTTTATCGACATCAAGCACTATAAGTGCATCGAGGGTCACGTCATAGATGCAGCAGACTGGAGGCAGAAATATTCCGTGTGTGATAGATGGAGGAGAAAGAAGTGAGACTGATAGAGATGGAAAAGGTGCTGAGTGAATTATGCCTAAGCCATAAGGACATCATCTACATCGACAAGAACGAGACAGCCGAGCGCATAAGGAAGATACCGAGCATCGAAACAAAGCAGATCAAATACTTCGATGAGGATGAGAAAGTCTGGAAGATAGGGAGCGTGATCGTAGATGAGTAGATACATAAAGTTTGACGATGTGGTCAAGGTGATGGCTTGCGAGATGTATGCTGAAGCGCAATCACAAGGCTACGATGTCGATGGCATTGAGGATTTTATGCCCGAAGCAAAAGCGTGGCTAAATGACGCACCGAGCATAGATATAGTCAGATGTGCCGAGTGTATGTGGGCAAAAGCAAACGGAACATATCAATGGTGCGGTAGACTTGACAGCACCGCAAGAATAACAGCCGATGACTTCTGCTCATACGGAGAAAGAGAGGGCGAGTGATGATTAAGAAGGACGCACAGGATTTAGTCGAAAGACTTGATGATATACATGCAAGATTAGAGGACATCATACAGGATTACATGAACGAGTACGCACCATACGGATGGGATGCCACCTGCACCGACATTGTAAATATAGCGGCTCATGTAGACTGCGTGACGTTACAGCTGAAATACGCAAAGGTGGAGGATTAGCATGAAGAAACTGTGGAAAAAGGTGACTCCGATACCGTCAGAGATGAACGGACACGGCTATCTGTGGGACTGTACCAAGTGCGGATACTGTCTTACATCGTGGGAAAGTTATCCGAAGTGTGATTGCCCAAGATGCGGAGCAACAGAGCAGACGGAAAGAGAGGGCGAGTGATGATACACGAAAGAGAACGAGAAGCACTAATGCGTCTGACGATGTGTGCAAGAGAAGAGTGCGGTATGTGCAAGTACAAAGACACTTGTGATTTCGACTTTCAGTACGAACTTACCACAAAGAATATGAACATACTTGCCGAAGCACTACGCAAGACCGAGCCAACTATTTCCAAAATGGAACAAGTTGACAAGGACATAAATGTCCGTAGCAAGGACGAGCCACAGACCTGTGACACTTGCAAACACAAAGGCGAATATGCGTATTGCCGTTTATGTGGAAGGCTTAGCGAAAATAACTATGAGCCAAAGGACGAGCCACAGACGGACTGTGCGTGGAGTAAGTGCGATGACTAAAGAAGAGGCAAAGGCAAACCAAGACCGCATAGCCAAAAACTTCAAACTGTCTTGGTGGTACGGCACTAACTGCGAGAAGTGCTGTGAGGTTTACCCAAAGTTCGACACAGAAGGCGATAGTGCAGGTGGCAGATGCTTCTACATCTGTGAGGTATGCGGTAAACGAACAAGCGGATACAGTATGCCGTGGTTGGCTGAAAGAGCATGGAACAACCACGAATATAAGCAGAACCAAATAAGCTGGTTCTAACAACGGCAACAACAGAGGGCGGGCATATTCGTTAGTGTTATCGTTTAGGCATTATTTTCTTTTTGTGCAACCCGCTCGCCCTCTGTATTGCATATAGGAGGTTGAAGAATGACAGATACACTTATTAACCAAGCAAGCGGAAGGATACAGGAGGGCGACCTCGTTATGGTCAGCTACCCCATGAGCGAGAAGACCAATAACCCCGCTCACGCTCTCGATGGCGAGCAGTTCGTTGTAAAGACCAAGCATAAGCCGAACGTTACCAAAGGCGGTGACATATATCTTTACGAACTGTATGGTGCCGTATCCAAGGCGGGCAAGCCGTACTCTTTCCTTTCGGATGAACTTATCAGACTATGACAGCAAAAGAATTTTTAAGGCAGTACAGACTGCTCTCGGTTAGAATAAAGCAGCTCGATCTCGACATTATGGAGCTTGAGGAGAGTTATGACTCCATCACCATTGACTATTCGGGTATGCCTCACGGCTCCGGAATAGCAGACAAGACCGCGAGCCTGGCAACGCAGATGGGACAGCTCAGACTGCGTAAGCTGCAGCTGAAGGCAGAAGCAATCGAGAAGCGTGAAGAGATAGTCAAGGTCATCAACTGTGTAGAGGACCCGATACAGTGTCAGCTGTTGTATGACAGGTATATCCTCTTCATGACTTGGGAGCGGATAGCAGAAGACTGCGACAGATCTGACAAGTGGTGCAGGACAGAGCTGCACTCAAGGGCATTGCAATCTGTAAATAAAATATTAGATAATTCCTTGTAGTTCCGGTTTCCGGGCTAATACAATCTATAATGTAAAAGTGGGTGAAGTAAATGAAACGTAAGTCGGATATGTACGCAGAACGCGATGGCATCTTTGTCGAGGATGTGTTTCCTCCTAACAGAGGAAGCTATAAGCTATACCACATCCCATGTGCAAAGTGCGGAAGGATCGTAAAGCGTAAAGCCTACAACGGCGATAAAGCTTACTACTGCGACATATGCAAGAACGATCTTGTTAAGAAGGAGAAGACGCTGGAGCATGAACTGCTTGACGAGATCCTTTCAAAAGGAGAGCAGCGGTTCATCAAGGCAAAGGATAAACTGCTCAAGCAAGTCAAGAACCCTGAGGCATACGCCAATGCTATCCGTGTTGCAGAGACTCGGGCAAACTCTTACGGCAGCATCCCTGAGGTGATGGTAGCTATCGAACTTATCCGGCTTGGATATGCGATCATACCACAGCAAGGGATAGGCAGATACAAAGTCGACTTTGCTATACCGAACGAGAAGCTGATAGTCGAAGTGGATGGCGGTCTGTATCATAACGATATAAACCCAGACAGAGACAACTACATCAAGCTGTGTCTCGGACTTGATTGGGAGATAGTTCATATCCCTGCCGAGTGGGTGTCGAAGGACATTCGGAGGCTAAACAAAGTCATGAATGAGGTCAAGAAGAAACGATCTCTTCAACAATAAATACTTATAAGGACACACAGAGGAGCGGGAGACCGCTCTTTTGTGTTTGCAGAAGATATGAGCAAGGTAAACCCCAGGTACAAGAATGGCAACCTCCGGAGAAAATACCGGGGGAGGTTACGGGCTATGGCCGCACCCTGCGGTATATGCCGGGGGAGGTTAGGACCCATTCACTACGATGAGCCAAGTGATGCACAGCATCCGCTGTCGTTCGTCATCGATGAGATCAGACCTATCAGTAAGTGGAGAGAGTTCGGTTACGACTCTCCTGCTGCCGCTGCTCAGGACTGGGACA